CCCCTACAGGAGTAATGCCATGGCTTTTGCAGACCCCCAGTCGATTTCGATCGGTGCATCCGCTACGAACTTGCCCCGGACTTCGTCCGGTGTCAATTCCGGAGCGTTTACGGCCCCTGACGGTACGGCCAGCCTGTCCGTGTCCCATTCCTACGGGAAGAGGACTCGGCGGACTGTTCGTATTGATCACGCCAAGATCGCACCGGATGTGTTCACTGCTGCGAACACTAAGCACTCGATGAGTACTTACATCGTGTGTGATGTTCCGGCTACCGGTTACACCATCGCAGAGCAGAAAGATATTGTCGATGCACTCGTCAAGTATCTTACTGCCTCGACTGGAGCTAACGTCACCAAGCTTCTTGGTGGCGAGAGCTAAAAGGCTGTAACACTATGGCTATGGAAGCACGACCTCTGAATTAGGAGGCGGCTTGAAAAGCCTTATGTTACTTCTGCAGGAGGTCCTCACTGAAAGTGGGGACCAGTGTCGCACTAGCACCCACCGTGACTGGAAAACCATCACGGCGCGTGTCGAACATGAGGGTTTATCGTTTCTGACGATAACCTTGCCCTCCTTTGCCTCAGACCTCCAAAAAGGCCTGGACAGAGGTTGGGTAGATCACGACTTGTTTAAAGGCTTTGCCTTTGCAAGCGGTCTCCCCCGATTTCTCGGAGGTTTCCTTGATCTTGTGTTCGATCGGAGTAGCGGTGTGTTGTTGGATGAACCTAACATTGATGCAGTTCTCGCTGTTCGGCAGCTAACGCTGCTGTTCAGCAAGATCCTGATACCGTGTTCTTCGGAACGCGAAAAACAGGCAATGTCGGATTACATCCAATGTGAGAAGGAAGTCAAGTATGCGGATTCTGTTTTGCCTACCATTGATTTGGATAGGTTTTCAGATCTCTCGCATATACTGTTTCGGGATCTGTTCTCCAAGCTCGATCGTGAGATCGAGTACGGTGAACTAATTCCGAAGCACGGTCCAGGGGCCACTGCCGATAAAGTCCGTGGAAACGGAAAGTATCGTCAGAAGGTCTGGACCGATCGACTGCAGGAGTTCTTCCCTTCGGATGAATTTCTGCACCCAAATGCGCGTTATGCGCATGAGGAGTCGATTGACTTCCTCGAACCCGGTTCGGAGATACCCGTTAAGGTTATCTCCGTCCCTAAGACGCAAAAGAGTCCCAGGATCATCGCGATGGAGCCGGTTGCTATGCAATACGCACAACAATCGATTCTTACCTCGATGATCGAGAAGATCGACGCTAGTTTTCTCGTCGATTTTATCGGAACTGGTGATCAGACGCCAAACCAGCGTCTGGCCCAGATTGGATCCAGAGATGGATCTCTTGCAACACTCGATTTGAGTGAGGCTTCCGATAGGGTCTCTAATCAGCTCGTTCGAGCGATGCTATCGAGACACCCCAATCTGCAAGGGGCTATCGACGCGTGTCGCTCGAGGAAGGCTGATGTGCCTGGTCATGGCGTAATCCGCCTAGCCAAGTTCGCATCTATGGGTTCAGCTCTATGCTTTCCCATCGAGGCAATGGTGTTCCTTACACTATGCCTTCTTGGGATTGAGAAAGAGCTCAACACCCGTTTTACCAATATATCTCAGATTAAGAAATATATTGGCTCGGTTCGTGTCTATGGGGACGATATCATTGTCCCTACAGACATGGTGCATTCCGTGGTCCATACCCTCGAGCATTTTGGTGCTCGGGTAGGTATGGCGAAGTCTTTCTGGATCGGAAGATTCAGAGAGTCTTGCGGTAAGGAGTATTACGATGGTCATGACGTTAGTATTGTCAAGTGCCGTCGTATGCTCCCTACGTCACGGAAGCACGCTCCTGAGGTCATATCGCTATCATCACTTCGCAACCAGTTTTATAAGGCTGGTTGCTGGTATGTAGCGAAGAAAATGGACTCGTTGATAATGCGGGTAATTCCATATTACCCGTACGTTGACGAGACCTCCTCAGTAATAGGTCGTATCTCCTTTCTTGGTTATCTTTCTGAGAAAGAGTGCGAGTTTTTGCATCGCCCCCTGGTTAGGGGCTATGTGATATCCTCGCGGATCCCATCTGATCCATTGGATGGACCGGGAGCCTTGCTTAAGTGTTTGCTTAAGCGCGGCAACGAGCCATTTGCCGACAGCAGACACCTAGAGCGTGCTGGACGCCCTCGGCGCGTCGACATCAAGCCGAGATGGGCTCCACCGTATTAATGGTGGATGTGATTTAATTATCACAGGGAGATAGACCGTTGGTGTTGCCCTTGGGCAATGCCCTCGGTCAACACGATAGTCTATCTTTACCGGGAGTTTACATACCCGGGGGGGATGCACT